ATCAACTGTATCTCGTTCATATTCCATATCTTCAATAGCTCGTTCTATGCTAGTTGCTTTAACTGTGTATCGTGTAGTTACAGTTTCAACTACATAATATTCTTTCATGTACTTCCCTCCTCTGCCATGTCATAGCAATAATTACATAAAGGTCTATCTCCTGTGCTAATGTATGGCTCATCTTCCTGGACTACTACATGAGTAGTTAGCATACATCTAAATATATAAAGCATTATTCCTCCTATATTGTAAATAACCATGTACATAGATTACTATGTGAATATATGTTGTCAAGTCATATAAAAGAAAAACCCCACTGGGCATAGTGGGGCTTTCCTTCGTATCGTATAACTAAGGGGAGTTATACAAGTAGTTCGTTTCGTAAATCGTTTATAATTTTATTACCTACCCAGTAAGCATAATGATTTACTAGAGTTTCAGCATTATCAAAAAGAGTATTGTTCTCCCCAAACATCTCTCTTTCTTGCTCCATAACATACCCTAGCACTTCAAAGGTATAGTTTTCATTATTGTCTATTAACCACTTTTCAGCGTTGTAATATCCTATAATGAAATAATCTTCGTTATATACTTTGTGGTGTAGGTCATCATCTTTGATAGCCTCTTCCATAGTCAAATCGTTATTTTCTAAATAAGATAATAACTCGTATTCTATTTCTTTTTCCTTATACATTATTCCTCCTTAGTTATGTAAACAAGTATAGACTAAATATTATTTATTGCAAGTTATTTAGAAAGTTTTTTTTTCTGGGTTTAAATAATGGTGGGGGGTGTATTTAAGTTTTTTCCTATAAGTCTTGTTCCATATACCCACAACACAATCACACAATATAACAGAAGACAACAGAACAATGTAATAAAATTGCAGACTAGTTATATACAGTAATAAACTCATATAAAACAATGCTAATGTCAATGTGGACACCCTATTATTATATGTCTAAGACCTTTATATTTATGTGTAACAAACTGTAGTAAAAGCGTACTACTAGATATTGTGTACTTTACCTGACATACTACATATAGTAGGTGAACTATCACAGTAGTATCTATTCTGTGTACCTATCTGTTTTAGAGTGTTATCACACTCTTTACATTTCTTCAATAAGGGTAGTCTAGCTGGTTTTTCATAACAGGCATCTATGCAATATAGTTGCGAAAAAGTTTGATTACTTAGTTTGGTTTAGACCTTGGGTAGCTTACTTGTCTTTCTAGTTGGTCAGGTTTCCCTGGTAAGCCTTTTGTGCTCCTGATGCCCTCTTTACCTGTATCTATCTACTCCTAAATAATTTTTGTTACTTGAATAATAACACAAGCGTAATATAATACAAGTACCTGTAATGGGATATACAAATAAATAATATGCAAGAAATGGTTTTTGGGGCAACTCATTAACCATTTTTTGCTATACTGAAGATAACATGATTTCTTTATTCATGTTCCTCCCTGTATAACCCTAGCTAGTCTAGGGTATGGAAAGGAAAGTTTATGAGCAAGTTAAGTAATGAACTAAACAACTACTGGGATAATCAAATTCAAAAAGGTAATGTAGTAGCTAAACCTTTTTCAGGTAATTGTATGTTTTGTACAAAAGAAATAACAGAACAAGATGATGACCATAGTGTCTGTAATTCTTGTTGGTCAAACTTAGGAGAAGAATAATGACAGATATAGAGGCAGTTGACTGTGACCAGTGCCTACAACCTACCTGGGCTGATATGCTGTATGATGGTTTATGTTCTACTTGCAGCCAGAATGATTTATCAGGATTCTTTGAATAAAAAAATTTTTTTAAGCACCTGCTAAAGTATACGATTTGACAATTATGTAAAGTTGTGTTAACATATAGTAACAAACTAAAAAGGAGATACAATGGAGGATTGGGAATATCGTATAATTCCAGATGAAGCAGAATGTCCAAATCATAATTATTTTGTTATGAGAACTTGGAGTTGGGCAAAACAAAAATGGATTTGTGATTTTTGTGATACATAAAAAACAGAGTTGTTATACTATTTTTATTCTATAGGTTCTTGAAGGTTGGTAGGTGCGTTGCGACCTTTGATTCTTGGGTACACTTTAGTTTTGTGATTATTACAATATCTATACTTGTTATATTTTGATATAACAGTATCGCAACCTTCCTGCAAACAAATTCTTCCACTAGTATATGAAGTAGAGGGTTTGTAATTAGGATATTTATTTCCTTTTATATAATCACTCATACAAGATATAGTATAGTTAGGAGAACACACACATAATGTATGGTAAGAAGAAAAAGAAAAAAATGTCTGGAAAGAGGCGTGGAGGCAGAAGGTACTAATGGCTGAATGGCGTGGAATGAAGGTCAAGCTAAATAGTCCTAGTGCTATTAGGAAAGGCGAACCAGGGTATGGGCGTAAGTCAAAAAAAGTTTTTGTTATGTCTAATGGCAAGGTAAAGAAAGTAATGTTTGGTGACCCAAATATGCCTGTTCGTAAAAACAATCCTAAAGCAAGAGCTTCATTTCGTGCCAGGCATAAATGTTCTACTGCAAAAGATAAGACTACTGCTCGTTACTGGGCATGTAGAGATTGGTAAAGGAGAGATATGCCAAAAGGTAAAAAAGGTTACTCTGCAAAACAAAAGAAGATTGCACGAGTTGCACCACCTAGAAACAAAATAACTGAAGCTGATTTTAAAGCACTTAGAAAGAAAAAAAAGAAATGAAAGTTAAAGGCGTAGATGTTTCTAAGTTGACTAAAAGACAACAAGAAACTATGAAAAAACATTCTAAGCACCATAGCAAAAAACACATGCAGTATATGTACAACTCTATGCGTAGAGGTGCTACTTTTACACAGGCTCACACAAGAGCACAGAAAGCTGTAGGTAAGTAATGGCTAAGATACCAGCAAGTGCAAATACAGCACTAATTAAAAAAGCAAAGTCTAGTGGTATATCTTTATCTACACTTAAAACTGTGTACAAAAGAGGTCAGGCTGCTTACATGAGTTCTGGTTCAAGACCAGGAGTTTCTATGGCACAGTGGGCTATGGGCAGGGTTAATAGTTATATTCGTGGTTCTAAAAAACACGATACTGACTTGCGTGGTGGAAAGAAAAAGAAGTAGTGGCTAAAAGAAAACAACCTTATCGTTATGGTGTACCTGCTAAATACTTAGAAGGTTTATCTGATGCTGCTGCAAAGAAAAGAGCTGCAGAGATAAAACGAACTGCTAAGGCTTACAAGTTAGGTAAAAAAGTAAATATTAAAAAAGTACAAAAGTCTAGGGTTTCAGATAAAAAGAAAAAGAAATAATGCCTAGACCTAGATGTAAACTAAATGATGTCATAGGAGAAACTTGTCGTAAACAATCACGCACTAACTCTCCCTACTGTTCTGCATCTTGTAAAAATAGATTTCATTATATTAATAATAAAAATAAAAAGAAACATACTGTTCCAACAGTAGTAAATAACTCAACATCAAGAGGACCTCGTTACCAGGAGTTTTGTACTGATTGGGCAGCAAAAATAGAAAATAAAGAATACACACATCAAGAAGTTTCTGACTTAATGGAGGTAGATAGAACAGTAGTAACTAAAATGTTTCAGGCCTATCAAGAGGACAAAGCAGTTTACGAAGCACAGCAAGACTGGGAGATAGCAGAAGAAACAAAAAAATCATTACAAGATTTTAAAGATTTTAGAGATAGGTATTTTAAAACTGAAACAGGTGACTTATATGAAACTGCAAACTTTCACGAAAACTGGATACATAACATTGTAGATGCAATAGAGCATGGTAAACAACAAATGATACTAAGTCCACCTAGACATGGTAAAACAGATTTGTTAACACACTTTGCTGTATGGCAGATATGTAAAAATCCAAACATAAGAATTATGTGGGTGGGTGGTAATGAAGATATTGCAAAAAATGCAGTAGGTTCTGTGCTTGACCATTTAGAAAATAATGAACAGTTAAATGAAGAAATAAATGGACCAGGTGTAAAGTTCCAACCTAAAGTTAGGTCTGGTAAGTCTTGGTCATCAGGACAATTTACTGTATCTACAAGAACAGTTACTGGTATAAAATCACCAACAATGGTTGCAGTAGGTAAAGGAGGTAAAATACTTTCTCGTGACTGTGACTTAATTATTGCAGATGATATTGAGGACCATGGCACAACAATACAACCTAGTGCTAGAGAACAAACAAGACAATGGTGGACAACTACTTTGTCATCTCGTAAAGAGGAACATACTGCTGTAGTAGTAATTGGTTCAAGACAGCACCCTGAAGATTTATATAACTTTTTACTAGAAAACCCAGAGTTTGAAACAATAGTAGAAGAAGCACACAGTTCAGAGTGTATTTTATCAGAAACAGAGTTTGAAAAACATAAAGAATGTATGTTATGGCCATCTAAAAGAACTTTTAAGTGGTTAATGTCACAAAAAAATAATGCAGACACTACAGGTGGTAGAGCTATTTTTGAAATGGTGTATCTTAATAAAGCATTTGTAGAAGGTATAACAATGTTTAATTCTGAAGATAT